ACTATTCTCCGATTAAAAAAATAGGGCAATTAGATTGCCCCCAAGCGTCACATCTACCATAATGATATTTATATCAAATGAAGCCCTTATGAGAGCATTTCATAGATTTCTTTCCAACTTTCTACTGCGGGGATTGCATCGTTAGTGTAATCGTTTTGGTGGTCATGCTTCATCAGTACAGCACTCATTCCTAAACGATCACCTAACTCAGCGTTCTTAATCTTATCTTCGACCCAGAGACAACCGCTGTCAAGATAAGGGAGAAGTGCATCGTCTTTGTCAGCACCAGTGTCAAGACAATGAACTTTCTCAAACGCTGTTTCACCGAACAGATTGCTCAAGTTTTGTTCTCTCAACTTGTTGGCGTAACGATCAAGAGTCATACTAGTGACACAGTGAAAGACATAACCTAACTCTTCGTGAATCTTGCGAACATACTTCACAGCATCTCGAAGAGGCGGTAAGCAACACATCGTTGCGCTCTCGTTAAAATGGCGAATCAACTTTTTCATCTCTGGCTTTTCCATCTCGTAAGATTTAGCCATAGAATACTCAACATCGTTCTTCACTTCATAACCCTTCTCTTTCATCCAGAGTTTGAAGCTATGTTCCCAATCAAGGAGAACACCATCACAATCAACTACTATTATCTTGTTATTCAATTTACTTCCTTATCATCAAAATACAGAGTATTATAACATAGATCGCTGACTAAAGTCAAGGGTTTTATGCTACGAATTGATCGCCTGGGTTCCACGAACAACCAGTTAGACCACCTGCCTGTAGTGCTTTCAAAGTACGGAGTATCTCTTGAGCATTACGACCAGTGTCTAGTGCGTTCACAGAAACATGCTGAATCACACCAACTTCGTCTAGAATGAATGTTGCACGATAAGCAACTTGTTCAGAGTGTTCTTTAACGCCACAATCTCTTGCGAGTCTTAGACCACAGTCTGCGAGTAGTGTGTGTTGAATATCACCGATGAGGTCGTTGTCTTTCTTCCATGCGAGTTTGCAGAACTCATTATCACCACTAATACCAAGTACATTAGCGTGTGCAGTTAGTTCGTCAAATGCCGCAATTTCAGTCGGGCAGATAAAAGTAAAGTCTTTTGGGTAGAAGTAAACTACAGACCATTTACCAATCAAGTTAGTATTGTTAACTTTCTCGAACTCGTTGTCTTTGTTTACGCCAGTCAATTCAAAATCTGGGAACATAGTCCCTACTGCTGATATCATATTAAATCTCCATAATATATGTTGTGTTTAGAAAGAATCTCGGTTCTTTCGCTTGTTTCGTCTCGCTTCTTGAATCTTTGCTTTACGCTTGTCGTATCGCTTTGAATCTTTCTTAATTTCAAAATCTTCATCAATCCATTCACGAAACTTTTTACTCTTATTTTTACCCATACTACTTTACCTTATTCTGATACTGGTGCTTCTGATTTCTTAGGTCGGCCTCGACCCCTTTTAACTGGAATTGGCTCATTTATAGAATCTGGAAATGCCTGATTAATTACTTCTGGAGCAAGATCGGGGTACGGCTCTTTAGAAATCATTCGTAGAACAAGTTTAGCATCTTCTTTATCGACTGCCTCTAGTATTTGAATAAACAATGATTCTTTTCTGATTCTCGGTAAACCCTTACCTTCTTCTCTTTGCTCTACAAAGTACGGCATTTTTCTCATTTCACGATACAGTAAGCCATGTGATTCATTGATCACAGACTCGTTGTATGGCGGTGCAGTTTCTGGTAAATCAAAAGTCCATCTTGCATCACACATCAGTGCAAGTAGGTCTCTCAATTGTGTACTGTCATTCTTTTTCAGAATAGCAACTTTCTCTTCAACTGTTTCAGCTTTTCGGGCAGAATTAACAATCTCCGCCAGAGATAATGTAGTCATTTTAAAACTCCGTTATACATTCCATTAAATTTCTAAGTTTGTTTTTGATAAAGTAATTCAGTAACTGACTACGATCTTTTCCATTCTCTTCGTGCCAAATGGAAAGTATTTCTTCTTTCATTGACTGAGGTACTTCGTTCAAATCAATCAAAGCCTTGTTTCTCATGTAGTTGCGTTTTACTTCATCATCCATGTTATTTATATCAGCCCACTCAGCAAGTCGCTTTTGCGTTATTGGGCGTTGTCTTATGCCCATAACAAAAGCATTATCAACAGATAAGACATTTGGAATGCCATCACCTGCATCACCCTTGATGATATGTTCAGCAAGATATTTTTCTGGATTTGCGTTAGAAATCCATCGCTTTCTAGTCGGGTCATACTGCTTCACATTCGCATACTTGTGGAGTTGTATGTAATCTTTATCACCAGACAGAATTAGAATTGGCTCACCTGCGTTAAGTACAGTACCTTCTTCGTGCGTAATAACACCAATAATGTCATCAGCCTCACAAGTGTCCACTTGAATAACTTTGTATGGGAAGAACTCTTTGAGTTCGTCACGAATCGCATTCAAGGCAGTAAAGATAGCATTCCAATCCATTTCAGATTTATCTCTAGTCTTTTTGCGATTTGCTTTGTAATATGGATATGCTTGTCTACGCCAGTAGTTCTTGTCATCACAACAGATCACAAGTTCACCAAACTCATCTGTAAACTTCTTACGATTCGCTCTCAATGTATTCAATATCATATGCCTTAGCATACCCTCGTCAATTTGTGCGTTCTGATGATTACCTATCTGCATCATCATATTCGCAATCATGACTTGGTTTAGATCAACCAGTATCATTTTATATCTCCTAACTTAATTTAGTATTGTCTACTATAACATAAGTTGGTATGTTTTGTCAAGGCAACATTCATTGCTTTTCCCAAGTTTGTTCAGAAGTTAATTTGAAACTACCCACATGATCTTGACTAACCCATGTTTCTGGTTCAATCATACTAATAAACAAACCATCTTTTCCATCATATAGATGATAAACTTCGCCCACAACTGGTACAATATTACATCTTGCGTTGTACATCAATGCGGTATCTTCAGCTAGTTCTACTAGTTTAAAGTATTCTTCTTTCAGTGCTTCGAACTTTGTCTCAAGTTGATGCGTTGCGCTGATACCTCGCTCTTTACTCACACTTAGAACATCTGGAACTGTGAAAGCAGGCGCACCAACATTCGTTGGATACGACATAAGTGCGGGCGTATCAACTACATTGTCGGGTTTATTCTTCCCAGTCTCCGAGTTCTTCATAATATTTTTCCATATCTGCTATGAAATTATCAAATAAGTCTTTTATCTGCACACCACTTTCTTTTTCGACATCAGAAAATACAGTGTTAGCAAAAGTTTGAAATGGATACTCTTTACCCTTTGAACGCCACATCAGAGCCTTTGTGGCTTCAATGATTGTCAGTATGTCAAGCATCGATCTTGGGTCTTCAGTGACATCAACACCAAACCCTCTTAATCCCCAAACAGTTTCTCGGGCATTTAGTGTAGAGTAAAAGTCAATAAACTCTTCATCACTTTTGAACACATCTTCTGCGTGTTTTTCTTGCAGTATCTTTCTTTTCTCGAATGCTTTGTTGAAGTCGATTATATTATCGCTCACTTATTCACCTTTAGAATAATCGTGTCTGTGTTTATTCTACCATCGGTTGCTGAATGTACAGTTTTCACCGCCTTAAATGCTTTCAATGCTCTCAACTTAGTCATCTTGTTGATCGAATCGATTGTTTCTTGTGGTTTGCGTAGTTTCTTTTTGAATGACAGTTCATCGTCATAGTTTTTGATTGTCGTACCCTTTACAATAAACCCATCGTTATTGTTCGTTACCAAATACTTCATGACTCGTGTCTTGGTATTGAACAGATAAACTTCAGTAGCACCAACAATGTATGCAGGGCTAATACTGGTTATTTTGTGTTCAGCAGACTCTTTTTGATATTTTACTTTCTCGACTTGCTTCGTTGCAGGTGTTGCTTTCTTAGCACGAGGTTTGCGTGTTGCTTTCTTACTCAACACATATCGCTCACCATCAGTTACAAACGAACCAATTAAAGTGTAAAGTTTCTTCTGCTCAGAGGCAGATAGATGATTGTAGCCTTCGACAAGATAGTCCACTTTGTCTTCGACTAATTCTTTTAACTCTTGCTCAACTTCTTTATAGTGCGATACTATATCACGAGCAGATTGAGTTGCGGCATTGATGCCCTTGAGATGAGTGTACAAAGAGAACTTCTTATCAAGAACACCATCAAGGTGATCATCAATAAAACCTTCGATGTCACCTATGATAGTATTCGTTTTCTCTTTGAGTAACTCAGAGGGATTCTTTTTCTTGACTTCAACAGTAGTATCTTCTTCTACTTCTTCAGTCTTGAGTTCGATATTGCGTCTTCCATAAGACAATATATCTTCTACATTATCTTGAATGAAGTCAATAGCAGATTGTTCAAGTTCTGCGCCCATCAATTGCATTCTCATTAGACCTGCTAATGTGGCAGACACTCTCCAATCTTCACTTGCTTTGAATGTTTTTAGATCGTTGGGGCGATTGGTTTTTATCCACTCTTGCGCCCAAGAAACATACGATTTCTTCTCGTAGAAGTAGCCGTAGTGTCTTAGAGTTTCGTGAATCTTTTTGGTGTAGTCTTCCGGCTTGACTGAACTCCAATCAATAGTCTCCTTACCAATGTTAGCTTCTTCAGCCAACTTGGCGGCATTGCCTCTACGAGGTATTGCTCTTTTTTTAGTCTTAGCCATTTGTCACTCCATAAAATAAAAACATAATTAAAGTAGTTATTACTCTCGTATACCATTAACGACTTGTTTTCCAATTTTTTTAATGGTATTATAGTTCATTGCTCTCCACCCCTGATCACCCAAGTCCCATACACAAACCACACTTTCGTTGTCTCTATAGGGGTAAAAAATAGCTTCAGCAGACCTTTCTTTAGTTTTTGATACGCCTTTATTGCTTTCAGCTATCATATCTTCATTTAAAGTAACTACTGTGTTTCTAGTTTTTTTATCTACTGGGCTAACAAAGGTTAGTCTAACGCCACCTTCTTCTATTCTTTGTAATAACTCTTCTCTGGTCATACACCTATCCTTTGACTGATACTCCATTCGGAATGGCAACACCATTTACTTCTTTGATGCTATCCCACTTGAATGATCTCCACCCGCTTGCTTCTGTATCCCAAACTGCTTGTGTAGTATTCGCACTACGATTAGTTGCTCGGGCTGTTGCTTCGCCGGGTACTATATTCTGACTTAAAGTAGCCTTCATACTTCTAGTTGTACCATCTACTTTAGTGAATATAATATTTATAACATCAGACTTTAGCTTTTCAATTATTTCGTTTCTATTCATTTCACTTTACCTCATTTATATAATCATCGATCTTACTTTTCAATTCAGGGTATCCACCAATGTGTTCACCCTCCCATAAAACTTGTGGCACTTGATCTTCTTCTGGAAAAAGATTTCTAAACATTTGTGCGGAATCTCCATCGGCTAGATCAAGATATTCATACTCTATTTGTAGTGCTTCACATAACTGCTTACATCTCAGACAGTTGTAACAAGTATTGATTCCAAATATTACGACCATGATATCAGGCTTACTCCTCTTTGTCAAGTCCATTCGCTTCATTGAACTCTTCTTCGGCTTCTAGATAGTAACTTCGATAAGCGGCTAGAATTGCTTCTTGCTGTTGAATGAACGCTCTTATATCAGAGTAGTTCAATCCCAAGTTCTCATAACCAGAATCAGTTGTGGCAAAGAATGCTAATGCTTCTCCACTCTTTTCGAGTTTTGCCCATTGTTCTTCCCAGTTCTCTTTGACTAAAATAACCCACTCAACTTCACGAAGATCAAGTTCGTCTGACTCTGGAAGTATGAGTTTTGGTTTATCAATGGGTTCAGCAGATACAAAAATCTCTTTTGGTAAACTACTACATCCACTAATTGCTGATAAGATAATCAAACAGCCAAGGACATTCGCTATTGAACGCTTTACCATTTTTCGCCCCCTTTTCTTGCTCAGTTAGTTCTGCACCAGAAAGTAACTCAAAGCATCGATTCGCTTTGGCACTTGCTTTTGTTACAACTTTCTCTACTAATCCAGGCTTGTTCTCTGCTAGATTGCCTAGATCATGTCTACCCAACTTATTGGATAGAGTCTTATTCTGTTT